TAATAATATTAGGTGCATCATCATCTATCGTACTTGATGGTACGAATGTTTTGTCTTTGCCCATCAGATACCTTATCTCCCATACTCGCAACATCACTGATTCTTTTGCGTCTTTCTTGAACAACATTGGAATCATATGGACTGTTGAATGTTTTAGTTTGTCTTCTAGTGTTAGCAAATTGGATTGATCTTCTAATCCAGTTTCTAAAACAAGCATCCCAGTCTGCTTTAACATCTCCATTTGCTTTGTAATGATCTGTGAATTTTTCTTTTTCATAGTTTATATCTACCTCACTTCCATGATTGTTAATGATATAGTCAATACATTGTGGACTTGGTTCGTATTCCCCAACCATTGACTTGTGTTCTAGTAATGCAACATTCATATCTAATGCATTACACCAATTCAAAAAGTTAGATGCATTTGGTATTTGCTTTAGACTCTCCCACTTATTAATGAGAGAGTCAGCAACACCAACTTTTTCTGCAAGTGCAGTAGCATCTATCCTAAGATATTGTCTGCGTAACTTTAGATGATTTATGATTTGATTATACAACATAATTATTCCAATCCATTTGATCAGCATAACTTCCTCGTGTTGCAAAGAAGTTTTTATATTGTGGATATTCATTCATAAACATACGACTATAAAATGGTTTATAATCATTGTTGATTTTATAATCTACATCAGTAGTTTCTATACTTGTTTCCCAACGAATACGATTGATTATCATTTCACTAGACAATTTATTATGACCTGCATTAATTGCTCTAAATGTAAATGTTTTAAACAACTCGTACACTTCAGAATTTTTTTGATGGAAAGCTTTAAACTCTCCAACTAAATCCTTAAAGTTCTTTTGGTTCAGCATGATCTATCTCCTGTGTAATAGGTACATCATATGACAATGTATCTAATATAAAAGGTACACGATTAAGATTGCATTGCAAAAATTTCATAGCTAATAAAAACTTTTGTAATGACATTCCATTTGCACCAGTTTCATACTTTTGTACTTGCTGAAATGTTACACCAAGTTCCTTGGCTAACATTGATTGTGTCATTCTTGGATTCTTACTAAGTCTTTGTTGCTTAATAAAATCTCCAACAACTTGATTGAAGTTACTCATTTGTTTCCTCCTTTGTTTATATTGAATGGATGTTTAGGATCAAGGTCTGCTCTAATTTCTGTAAGTTTTTTTAACAGATAAAAAACTATACCAAAATTAGGTGGCTCTTTTACTTTGATCTGTACTAATGGAAAGTCTTTGTGATAGTATGTATGATAACCATCTTTATCAGCAGTTACTACTTTCACATCTTTCTCAGGTTCTTTGTACATTTTCATTTAACCTCCATTTCTTTTGTTAATATTAATGGTTCTTCCATTTGGTAATGAATACTATTATCTTTTTCTAAAGCATTTAGATATTCATCAACTGGATCACTTACATACTTTGGTAAATCTGTAATAGTTTTATCAAACCATGTACCATTGGGTCTAGTAATAGTACATATTACTGCCCATCCTGTTACTTTGTTCATGTTTCCTCCTAACTTATTTTGATAATGAGTTTAGCATTATCGTTTTTCTCTTTGGGAAATTCTATTGAGATAGATTCTAAACTTCTATAGGTTCTATCTTTAGCATCATCCCAATGATTACCACTAAATTCGACATCAGCTTTACTATCAATTCTATTTAAAGTTTGTAGTATAAACTTGAAGTCATCACTATTTACTTTCATTACGCAACCTCCTTGATTACATTTGTTGTTGATTGTAAATTCTTACAAAAGTCTAATGACTTACTTGCAAGACTTGATGCTTTCCAAATAGCATCTTCGTTCTCTTCTAAACATTTGATCCAGCTATTAAGATACATAGCATGGTCTTCTCTTGGAGAAGAAGTTATGTTTAGATGACTAGCAATAAAACATGATCCAAGTTCTGCAACTAATTCTTCGAATGCATATCCACTTGAACCAAACTTTGTTGATAGTTTTCTATCGCATCTATCCTTATGACCTGTCCAATGGGTCAGCTCATGAAACATAGTGCAATAGTAGTTTTCTGTAGCGGTACTGTGTTGTGTATTGATAAAAGATTCTTTGCTTGGCATACGAATCTCATCAATGCTTGGTATATAACAAGCTTTACCACTACGAGAAATTATTGCTCTTGTATTATTTATAAATACATCAGCAGTATTATTGTCATTGACTTTGTTTTCGAATGTATCAAAGCCAACAAACTTTTCTGTATTACCCTCTACTTGTTCTATATTGAATACATCAAAGGTTCTAAACAACTGAAACATTTGTTCTTTTGTTTCTCCTTTTCTTTCTACTTCTTTAATGTATTTCTTTATGAACAATAACTTTGTAGATGATTCTCCTTTCTTAACTTGACATCCATGTCTAGTCCATTGCTTGTATGTACCCCAAACATATCTGTCATATGGTTCAAATGCTAACTGCATAATGTTACCGCCAGTATATTTGTAACCATCTACTGAAGTAAATAGTTTATTAGCCCAAGGTTTAGTCCATTGACTACCTTGTTCTTTCATTAACTTCAGTATGTTTTTTGTAATGCTATGGACTACATCTTTTGCTTTGCCTTGCATTATACCTCCTAGTTATATTGTTATTATCATTATGATCATTGTAAAAAGAAACAGAACACAACAATAGAAATCAATACTACTCATAAAACCTCCTTGATTTTTTTGTATTGATCTCGTATTGCATTCGCTTCTTGGTACAATTTTCTCCACTTCTCTTTGTCAGGATTTTTAGGATATAATTTAATATAATTGTAAGCACCCTTGCAAATATCATCCATGCAGTTTTCTAATTTACTTGCATGGTACATTGCTTGGGCTTCATCCTTTGCTGACTCGCTGACTTGTTCATCCCATTCATCCCAAGATAAACCTGTTTTAATTTTTCCCATACTTTTCCTCCAATAGTTGTATTTGATTACAAATTGTATTGACTACATCTTGGTCTAATGAATGACACTCAATACAAATCTTGTAAGCCCTACGCAATTCAGTTAATTCTTTTAATGAATCTGCTGACTTAACTGTATTTAAAAATCGTAATGTTATCTTTGAAAACATACGATCTAAATCAGACTTTTGTTTGCTTACAATATCTACGATTTCTTTTTCTGTATGATGCATTGATTTACCTTTTCTATTAATTCGTGTAACAAAATATTCTTGTGTACAATCACACCTGATTTTTTTGCTAACGATTTTTTAATGCCATCAAGACTATAGTCTTTGGCTTTGCCTTTGTATAAGATCATTGATCCTCCTTTTCTACTTCAATTATATATTTACATTTTGTTCTACTAATGTCAATACAATAAACCCCTAGTAGAATGAACTACTAGGAGTTTATATAAGCTGAAGTTTAAGCTATCTTTTTCAATAACTCTTCAGCTTCATTAACAGCAGATGTTTTCTTAACATCCTCAGGGTTTGGCTTTCTTACAACTGGTGTGTAAGCCATACCAAATCTGTTCTTGTAGAATTCTTTAGCTGTATCTAAGAAATTCTCAGTAATAGCTACCTGTTCTTGGAGCTGTCTTACTGCGAATGTATCTTTCTGAATAGCTACATCTTCTATCTCAGAACCTGAGAATTGTCTTACTCTACCTTTTAATCTTGCACCTATTTCGTGCTGTAGATTTAAGGCAGATTTACAAGCTATTTCAGAACCTCTTATGATATTCTGTACCGATCCTTTTTCTGCGGTATAACTCTCAGCTTGTGGTGTTTCCGACAACTCTAACCCTTTGAAGTGGTCAGCTATGATGCCGAATGCTTTTTCTAGTTTGTTACTCATGGTCTTCTCCTTTTGTTGTTAGTTTAACTCCAAGATGACAAAAAACCTCCAGCAAATGGAAGTCCACTGTTAAATTGGGGGGAACCTACTTCAGGGGGAACCGATTTAATAGTTGACAGCACCTTTAGGTGCGATTCCATTTCTGAGAGGTTTTATCTTGGGAGTATAAACTACACAAAAGGGGGAGTCATAGAGTAACCTAGAACAAAGGGTTCGTTACATCATCTGACCACTACATCTTGTGGTTGTTGTCGGTGTCTTGACACAAGCTGGTGTTATACGCTATACTACCGATAGGTACCAACCAATACCATAAGAGGTAAATAGCTATGTCAAAGATACTTGAAAGATACCAGCCAAAGGGCAATCCGAAAGCTGATATCTCAGCCAAAGCTAAGAAGCTTGTAGATACTCTAGTAGCCACAGGATGTACCATCACAGAAGCATCAAAACTCGCAGGTTACAAGGGTAATTCATCTCGTGTTAGTGCTAGTAAGATGCTACGAAAACCTGAGGTACAGGCATACATGATGTCTGAGATTCAGCGAAGTTTCGGATTGTCTTCAGCCAAAGCATCAGCACGACTCCTATCCCTTTCTCAGGGGGCTAAGAGTGAGTATGTACAGCTTGAAGCTAGTAA